AGTTTATTTGAAAGACAGGTAGATTTTGAATGATTAGTTTATTTTTTTTAATACCAGCATTTGTTGCAGGTTACGTAGCATGTTACTTTATTATGACATACAAGGTTGATCAAGATTAAGCCGACAGCACATATTTATGATGTTGATGGCACATTGGCCAATGTAGATCCTTACCTGCACCTTGTTCGTGGCTCTAATAGGGATTACGATGCCTTTCATGAGGCCTCTATAAATGCCCTGCCAAATATGCAGGTGCTAGAAATGCTTAATAACTCTGTTAGTGACGGACACTCTATTTTAGTTGTGACATCACGCAAAGAAAAGTACCGTGGTCTTACATCTATGTGGCTTGCCAAAAACAACATAAGGTCTCATGGATTGTTTATGAGAGCAGACGATGATAATAGGCCAGACTATGAAACAAAAAAGGATATACTTGATAAGATAAGTAAACTGTGGAATGTTACACATGCAGTAGACGATAATCCAAATGTGATAAGATTGTGGGAAGACCACGGTATCAACACAACCAAAATAGGTACTTGGGACGGCAATAAGAATTGACTTACAACTTAGAGAATGGTATGATTAGTATATGAAAAAGACAAACAACAAAGTCTCTCAGCATAAGATTAAGAGAGCAGTTAAAAATAAGAAACGAACACAAGCCAAGCCACACCTTTCAAAGTTTGAACGCAGACAACAAAGGATTAGAGAAGAAATAGTTCTTGGATCACTGAAGTCAGTACCTAACTAGAACTGGAGATATTCGTGATTGATTACGATAAACTAAAAAAAATCCCAGATGAACTAAAACATGCGATCATTAAAGAACACATGAAAACCTACTATCATTGGACAGTTGGAATTCTTTGCTTTTTAATTGGAACATTTTTTGGATTACTAATTAAATAAGGTCTAGCACCAGTAGCCAAGTTGGTTAAGGCACCGAACTCATAATTCGGCTATTCGTAGGTTCAAGTCCTACCTGGTGTACAAAGTTTATTATATAAAAGGAGAACATATGAAAGAGTTTGAAAAAATTATTTGGCAAACACATCAGTGGGAGTACGATGATCTTCCAGAACTTTACAAGAAAACAAGTGAGACTTGGAAAGTTATGAATCCTGGATGGGATTACCGATACATTCCAAATAGTCAGATTAGAAATGAAATAGAAAAAATATCAACAGATTATAAGTTGGTTGAATGTTTTGATAGACAGCCAAACATACTTAGCAAAGCGGACGTTTATAGAGAAGCAATGGTGTATGAATATGGTGGCCTATGGGCAGACATGGACTCTGTATGCCTATTTCCTGTAGATAAAGTTATTGAAAATAATCTTGACAAAGAGATGATCTGTATTCCGCCAGTGTATAAGTTTGGAATGAATCCAGAAACAAACTATCAGCAAGAATCAACAGAAGCATCCCTAGATAGACTTTTATCAGGAATTGAGTCTGGATACTGGATATCTAATGCAGTATTTTTAGGTAAAAAGAACAACAAGATTTCAGAAGAAATAGTTAAGGCAATGAGCGGAGAATGGAACTTTAGAGAAAGCAGTTTTATGGGCACCAGAGCAGAACTTTATGAAAAATATCATAGCGAGATGTCTTTAGACCTTCTTTGTGGTTTTCATGACGGCAGACTTAACTTAAGAAGCATCTAGATAGTTTTACACATCTGTAACTCAGTTGGTTAGAGTACCTGCCTTATATGCAGAGAGCCGTAGGTTCAAGTCCTACCAGATGTACTAAACCTCTGTAGTTCAGTGGACAGAACGTTGGACTTCTAAGCCAAGCGTCGCAGGTTCGATTCCTGCCAGGGGTGCTATAATAGTAGTAAGGGTGTGGTTAGCCTATATTTGTCGGGAAACACTTATAGCCTATGTTGCAACACCACACCCTCCTAACTTTTGTAATACATAACTAACAGAAAGAGAAACTCATGAGCGAAGTAAAGTGTCCATATACTGGAAAAACCTACACAGCAGAGGCTACAACAAATAAAGACTGGTGGCCTAATCAATTAGATCTGTCACCACTAAGAAAGCATTCAGAAAAGTCTGACCCAATGTCAGATGGATTTAATTATGCTAATGAGTTTAACAGTTTAGATCTTGATGCTGTTAAGGATGATATCAATACACTTCTAACTACCTCGCAAGATTGGTGGCCTGCAGACTACGGTAACTACGGTCCGTTCTTTATTCGTATGGCGTGGCACAGTGCTGGAACATACAGAGTCACTGATGGTCGTGGTGGCGCAGGTGAAGGCTTACACAGATTTTCTCCACAAAACTCTTGGCCAGATAATGGTAACTTAGATAAGGCTCGCAGACTTCTTTGGCCTATCAAGCAAAAGTATGGCAAGAAGATTTCATGGGCAGACCTAATGATTCTTGCAGGTAATGTTGCACTTGAGAACATGGGATTTAAGACATTTGGTTTTGCGGGTGGTCGTGCAGATGTTTGGGAATCAGATGATACATACTGGGGCACAGAAAAAGAATGGCTTGCAGATAACCGTTACAGCGGAGACCGTGAGTTAGAAAATCCTCTTGCTGCAGTTCAAATGGGTTTGATTTATGTAAACCCAGAAGGACCTAATGGAAATCCTGATCCAGTTCTTTCTGCACGAGACATTCGTGAAACCTTTGCTCGCATGGCCATGAATGATGAAGAGACCGTTGCTCTTATTGCAGGTGGACATGCATTTGGTAAGGCACATGGTGCTGGAGATCCTTCACATGTTGGCCCTAATCCAGAGGCTGCTCCACTAGAAGACCTTGGTCTTGGATGGAAGAACTCATTTGGTAAGGGTAATGCAGAAGATACTATCACAAGTGGTATTGAGGGTGCATGGACTGCAACTCCAACCAAGTGGGATAACTCATACCTTAAGTTATTATTCAAGTATGATTGGACACAAACAAAGTCACCTGCTGGTGCAACACAATGGATTCCAACAGATGAATCTGCTGCTAATTTAGTTCCAGATGCACATATTGATGGAAAGTTCCATGCTCCAGTTATGACAACAGCAGACCTTGCTTTAAGATTTGATCCAGAGTATGAAAAGATTTCACGACGATTCCTTGAAGACTTTGAATACTTCTCAGATCAATTTGCTCGTGCATGGTTTAAGTTGACACATAGAGATATGGGACCTATTGCAAGATACCTTGGCAAAGAAGTTCCTTCCGAAACATTAATCTGGCAAGACCCAGTTGGTGAGCCAACAAGAAACACACTTACACAATCAGATGTAGATTTGATTAAGGAAAGAATACTTGAATCTGGCTTGCCTGCTTCTGATTTAGTTACAACTGCTTGGGCATCTGCTTCAACATTCCGCAAGACAGACAAGCGTGGTGGTGCTAACGGTGCTCGTCTTGTACTTGCTCCTCAGAATACGTGGGAAGTAAATGATCACGATGCAATCAACAGGGTTGTAACTGTTTTAAATAGTCTAAAGGAAGAGTTCAATGTATCTCTTGCAGACCTTATCGTATTTGCTGGATCTGTTGGAGTTCAGACTGCTGCACTTAATTCTGGTATTGGTGTAGAGCCTACAATTAGATTTGGTCGTGGTGATGCAACACAAGAACAAACAGATGCTGAATCATTCGCAGTTCTTGAACCAAAGTTTGATGCATTCCGTAACTACATTCATCCAAGCATTACTGCTCAACAAGAAGTTTTATTGGTAGAAAAAGCAAACCTGTTAGGCTTAACGCCTGTAGAAATGGTTGTTCTATTGTCTGGAATGAGAATGCTAAAGTACAATGAGTTAAGCAATACTTATTTAGTTAGACTGCTTTCTTTCACGAATCCAGAACAAGCACTAAACGTTCCTCGTGTAGACCTTATCATTCCATCTAACTCAGAACTAAGAGCAATTGCAGAAGTGTATGCATCTGATGATGCTAAGGAAAAGTTTGTTAAAGACTTTGTTGCTGCGTGGACCAAGGTAATGAACGCAGACCTTTTCTAACACAAACTATGAAGCAAATAATATCTTATTCTCTTTATGGTAGTAATCCAAAGTATCTTGTTGGTGCTATTAAAAATGCCATAATTGCTCAAAAAATAATGAAAGACTTTACAATATTTTTTTATGTTGGTTCTTCTGTTCCAGATTGGTGTGTACAAACACTGTCACTCTTTGAAAATGTAGAGATAGTTAGAGTTTCTGGAGCAGAAGATTCAAGTGCTATGTTTTGGAGATTTCATGCCTTTGCAGAAGGCGCAGACTATGTACTTGTAAAGGATGCAGATGCTAGACTAAGTCTAAGAGATTTATATGCTCATCAAGAGTTTGTAGAGTCTGGACTTAACTTTCATATAGTAAAAGATCATCCAGTTGGTCACAATATAGAGATACTTGGGGCATCCTTTTCAGTAAAAGGTGATAGTCTTTCAGATATTCACGAACTAATGAGTAGTTACCCTATTACTTCAAACTATGGATGCGATCAAGACTTTTTACGAGATATGGTTTATCAACGAGCAAAGAAGTCAATGTTGGTTCATGACTCATACTTTAAAACAATTTCTGATTATCCAAGCATAACAAAAGAGATTGATCTGAAAAGATTATGGACACTAGACATGATTGGTGCAGCATTAAACGAAGATGACTCTTTTGTATATGGTTGGGACGCTGAGAAGTCTATAAAAGATACTGGTAAAAACCAGTATATCTACAACATAGGTGACTGATTACTTTTTAGGATGCTTTACTTCGTATGGTGCAATCTTAGACTTAATGCGACCATCTTTATACATTCTAACGATCCATCCATCTTTAATCTGAATGGGATTAAATGCTGTTGCTTTTTTCTTTGGCATTATATTGAGTGTCTTTCTGTTTGTACCTTTGTATAATCCTTGCCAAAATCAGCAAACAAAGCCTTATCTTTTTCACGATTAACGATTCCTCTTGACCATGAGAAACCTGCGTCTCCACCCCATGCCAGCCACATGATATATCCGTTAGATGGGTTTGCCTGGTTGCCCCAGTCCTTACCCTTCTTGTCTACTTCATGACGTGAGAAGTATGAGAACATTCTTTTAACAGTGCTCAGAGATATTGTTTCTCCTCTTGCTAACTGCCCTGCACGAGTCCAGCCTACTGAAGTTCCTGCACCAGTTGCTTTACCATCTTCTTTAAACTTAATTGCTTTTCTTGCTGCTGCTCTTGCTCCTGCTGGTGGAGAATATCCTTCAGCCTTTGACACTGAATCTGTTTCGTATTCAACTGTATCATCATCTTCCCAAAGGTCATCTGCCTTTGCAGCAGGAACACAGTTAGGAACCATCTTGCCATTATCTCCTGGCTTCATTCCTCTTTGAACATAGCCATCCCAGCAAGGTGCTTGCTTAGAAATATCTTCTGGACAACATTCTGATTTACCAATTGATGCATCATACATTGCCATAGCAACTTCTGAATCTTCTGGTTCTTGTGGTAGTGGATCAATTGGAATCATAAGAGCCATCATGCATCCTGTGTAAAGGTTCGTTGCTTCCCAGAATCCACTTTCTTCTTGTTCAAATAATTGAATTAGAACTGCTGGATTTTCTGCAGTTGCTTCAAGAGAATATTCTCCTCCAGGAACACCAAGCATGCCTTCACGCATTACATGTACTACTTGACCAACATGCACCTCTTCATCAGATCCGTGTGCTGTCATGGCGAAATCGCCTTCTTTTAAGTTTGGCATTGCTTTACCTATGTTTCCTTCACTACGATTAATTGCATATATCTGTGCTGCTGCTTCTGCTCTTGTGTCATGGCATCCCATAACTTCTCCACCCTCTTTTACTGCAGGGTATCCTGAGCAACCGTAACTTCCTTTAGCACCTACTTTATATGGCATATAACAATTATAGCATGCCGTTTAGTCTATTATGAGTTCTTATCCTGTGACAGTTGGCACAAACCACCTCACACTTTTCAATCTCTTTCTTGATGGCCTTCCACGAGAAGCCATCGTGGATCATCCTGGATATATTGTATTTCTTGTCTCTTATATGGTCAAAATCAAGGATTATGTGGTTATTTGCTCCACAGTCTACGCAGCCAGAATCTTCTTTTATCTTAGCAAGCATTTTTTTATACTGCTGCTTATTGTAATGGTCTAACTCTTTGTCAGTCATTGATATTATTATACCGCCAAATGTTAGGTCCCACACAGGTAATTCACCTGACTTGCGCCACGGTCTCTATCCAATGGGTAACTAATCCATCACTAAGGTCCTGTGTGGGACAATTATATTGTAGCATAGTAATGGAGCAGTTTATAGACTTGCTCAGGTCTCCCCAGGTTGCGACCCTGGGCTTATCCGTACTCAGCAATAGGGTTGCTATAAGCAACTGCATGTATCATGACGGAATATTTTATTATACTACCTAATTTCGATAGTTTTTGGTAGTTTGTCTTCTGGGATCTGCTTCTCAAGTTTGATATCTAAGATACCGTCCTTGAATTCAGCCCCAACAACTTCGACAAACTCAGGAAGAGTGAAGATATCAGTGAACTTGCGAGCAGCAATTCCCTTGTGTAGATACTCCGCACCCTCTGGTAACTCAGCGTCCTGCTTCTCGCCCTTGATTGTAAGTTTGCGATTGTCTAGCGACACTGAGACATCATCCTTAGAGAATCCAGCCAAAGCAAATGAAAGAATGTACTCTTTGTCATTTAGTTTGATTTGATTATAAGGTGGATAGTTTGTTGTTGTTGTTACCTTCTGAAGATTTGAGAAGGTATTGAAAAAAGGATCGTTAAAAAGATCCAGTGCTGTTTTTACCATGTTATTCCCCTTTCAAGCGAATAAGTTAATTTACCCCCCATATGGGCAGGTAACAATATTATAACATAGAAAAGCAGGCCTGTCAAACAACAAGCCTGCCAGTCTATAGTAAAATTACTTTACTTGATTAGTTGTCTTTCCTCCACCAGATGACTTCTTTGCAGGAGCCTTCTTAGTAGCCTTCTTTACAACCTTTGCAGACTTAACTGCCTTGTCAACCTCTTCTACTGAAGGCATTCTTCCGAATGCTGTATCATTAGGGTTTGCTGCTCTCAATACAACTGGCACAAGCGCACCAAGTAGTGAGTATGCTAGTGTCTGTGGATCTGTTACACCAGATGCATACAACGCTGTTGCTGCACCAAGAACTGATCTTCCGTATGACGCTAGAACTGCTTTAATTTGTTCATTCATTTTTTCCTCCTAGGATATTTATTGCTTGACTATAATGCAAATCACACAGATCTACAATTCTGCTTTCAGAACTTGCCCAGACCTGTGTACTTTCGTCCTCACACAATTCTTCTTCACATATAAATAGGTTAAGATTTTTTGTGTGTTTAAGAACGATCATTACTCTATTTTATCATAGTCTTCTGGTAACATTTTCTTTAGTTCTTTGTATGCCCCAGAAATTTTCTTCATAGAATAGTAGTGTGGATAAGCAGAACCAGCAATACCATACTCATCAAAGTATGCTATTTCAGGCTCGATATCAGTAATAAATTTATTTAATGATTCCTGAACCTCATCTATATATTGATATGCCCAATCCCTAGAATCTGAAACAAATTTTAAGAATGCTTCATTAGATTTTTCTTGATCTGTTTTGTTTTCATTATTCATAGACTGCTGCATGATTAAAAGTTGCAGGGTATTTGCAAGGATTGCACGATTCTTTTTAACTTGAACCAAGTATAAAGATAAAAACAATAAAGTTAGAAATACAAAAGTTCCAACTAAGATAGACTCAATCACAATTCTTTCCCACCTTCTCTGACCAACAAAACAATAGCGCCATTGTCTTCTAGTGCTTTCTTGACACGAATCATATATTCTATTGCTTCCCTTTTCATTTCAACTGTTTCTAAAGACATAAAGTCTTTTTCTTTAGCCTTTACGGTTAAAAAATGATCATTATCTATAATCTGCAAAGAAAAATTTTTAGGAGGATTTAAAGATCTAAATGCCCTCTTCATCTCATCTGTATACATATTACTCCATTGTTAAAGACTGCCAAGTCTTACCCCAGTCAGCCTTGCTCTTGTGGCTGGAAAACTCTTTAGAAACTTCTCCATTTTCTAAATAAACTCCGCCCCAAACTCCCCACTCTTTTCCAGATATTCCAACAGAAAAACATTCTTTTCTTACTGAGCACGAAGAGCACAAAGCGTCTATTGCTGGCCTAAGAAGTTCATCTTCTTCATACTTATCAAAAAATAAGTTTGTATCGTAGTCTAAACAAACAGCATCATCTTTCCATTTATGCTTATTCATTTAGTTCACATACTTATCTGGAATTTCCCATCCTTTGATAGAAGGAATAAACTCTTTTCTCATTTGCCATTTGTTGTTTTTGTAAACACCAAACTTTGAAAAATACGCTTTCTCTGATGGAAAGGTTTCTACAACAGTCCAACCATCCCAAGACAGTTGTCTGTTATTATTAACTATTGATTCCATAGTTTCTAAAGAATTAATTATCTTCATTTTTTTCCGTTCTGTCATGTGCTTTGCACGGTTTGTGTATAACAAATTTTAAAATGTGTATACGTTTGTGTTTATATTATTTAGTTTTGATGAATGAACAATCTTTGAAACAGGCTCCTTTGGGTTAGACAAAAAAGCAAAATGATTAATTTTTTGTATATTTTCTTCTAGCCACTCAGGAGTAACCTTGAAAAACTTTATAGACTTTCCTCTTGATTTCATTCCTCTTTCGGACAAGTTTACAAACTCCATAGCCATCATGTTTATGTTGTTTGGTCCTGCAGAATATATAAGGAAATCTTTATCTTCGTTTGATAACTCAGAAAGGGCCACGGCCATTGATCTTAAAAATATATTGTAGTTATTAAAACTACTTGTCCCCTGAACCCCTACTATCATCGTTAATCCCTTCTCTTAGTTTGTCCATTATAAAAATCATCTTATCTAATTGTACCCTATCCATGCTTATTGTGTCAACTTCTTCTGCTAAGTCCTTGTCTATTGACTGATTAACTATTGGTGCTTTATAAAAAATGTTATCTTTTATCCAGTATGCATGATTATCTAAAATTATAACTTTTACGTTTGTTTTATCATAGTGTTTTTTTGACTGTGTTTTTATAACCAATTTTCTTGAATGGCTTTTGCTGCTGTTATATCTATAAAGAAGCATAGACTGACTAACAATTGCACTGCCCCTTCTAGGTCTTGATGCAAAAACGTATGTAAACAAAACTAATAGAATAGTTATAGTTAACCCAACAGCCCCATACCAGTTATTCATAAGTGCCCCTAATGTTTATTGTATCACTTTTTATCGGAAAGAACTCTAATGATTTCCTGTATTATTATTCTTTCTTCTTTATTTAAAGATGATATTGCATTTGCATCAAAAGACTTTTCAGCAAGTTTTACTAGTGGATCGGCAATAGTGACATCCATATCTATGAAACCTTTTTCCCACAGCCTCATTGTTGACTCTGAGAAATAAGCAGACATTTCGTTACTTAACTTTGGATCAATATTTTTTAGTATGTCTGTTGGCTTGTACAGCGCTTCTCCAGACTCTGGGTCAACACCAACAAACTCCAAACCACCCTTTAATATCAGGTCGTCTATAATCTTTTCTGGATCACTCACTTGCCAGACTTCTTTCTAGCCTTTGCTAATGCATCAAAATCTTTGACCTTGGTCTCACCTAAGTATCCCCAAGCATAACCATCATTAATCATCATATCGTTAAGGGATACTGTGTCTTCATTGACATAAATCCAACCCAAGATGCGACCATACTTCTCAGATGAATTCATCTTTTCAGTCTTAATAACAACAGACTTAGCATCTTTCAGAGCCTTCTTTAGGTACTCCTTTGACTCAAGGCCAAGGGCTTTCTCTTTTAGATCCTTAGTGCGAGACTCAGGGGTATCAATACCAGCCAGTCTTACACGAGATGAAAATAAAATATCAAACCCTAAATCAATAAGAACGTCAATGGTATCGCCATCTACTACGTTCTCTACTTTTCTTACATAATACTGATACATAATAAGCCCCCTTAGACCCAATACTTAATTATAGCACTTGCAGCAAGGACGGTCCACAAAATATTAAACCAAATGATTGTAGGTAAAGTCTTTACTGTTGATGACCAGATTAATGCAAGACTTGATACCAATGCAAAAATGTATAGCCACCACCATTGCTTACCAAACAGTAAGCCTGGAAATATGATAGATATTTTTGTCATAAAAGCAAAGAACTCAACAGTATTTGGCTTATTCCAATACTCTTTATGCTTCATTGTCTTTAATGCATTGATCCACTCTGTTCTAAATTTCATTTTAATCCCTCCAAAAATTCTTTATGGTTTACGAACTCAGGCAATCGATGTTTTTGAATGTTAATAAAATAGTCATACATTCTTAAACTTTCTTTATATTTTGATGAATTTTCTATATACTTTGCAGCAAGATCTTTGTTGACAATATTCAGTGCAAGACCTACTAATAACCAACTGTGATATGGGAAATATGTGGTCGCATCATCCATATTAGGAAACCTTTGCTTCCACAAATCTAACTTTTCTTTTAAATTTTTTGGAGCATTTTCATAAGAAAACTTCTTCCAAAAATCTGTATCTTTTCTTTGACCTAGATAATGAAAGTAAATAAAGTTTGCAATGTTATCATTCATCTCTACAACATTTTTATTAAACTCATCTCTTATATAGTCGTTATCTTCAAACAGCCATTCTGGACTCATAGCCAATCTTCTAAGCATATTAATGCTTGCCCAAATAGATGTGGCTTCTAGTGGCTCAATAAAGTTTGCTGCAAGGCCAATTGCTACGCAGTTGTTGATCCATGGTTGCTCATAAGATCCAGCACTAAAACTAAAACCACCTTTATCTTTTCTAGGGTATGTTGGCTCATATCCTAAAAATTCTTCTATTTCTTTAATTGCTTCTTGTTCAGATATCAAAGAAGAGTCATAGACATATCCGCAACCAAACCTATTCTGCAAAGGTATTTTCCACATCCATCCATATTTCATCGAAATTGCTTCTGTGTATGGTGGAATTTCTTCTGTCATTTCAAGAAAAAATGGGACAGCAGAATCAACAGGCAAAAAGTTTTTGTAACTTTTCCACTTTGCATTAAAAGTTTTTCCAATAACTAATCTGTGAAAACCACTGCAATCAAAAACAAAATCACATGGCACAACTTCATTGTTTTCTAATAAAAAACTTTCAACATTATTTTTTTTATCTACCTTTACTTCTTTTATTGTTTCATACACAACATTTATTCCACGATCAATTCCTATTTTCCTTAAAGTTTCTGCAAACTTTGTTGCATTAAAGTGTATCGAGTAGTTTCCTAAATTTTCATATTTTTCTTTTAAACTATTTTTTTCAGAATCTTTATATACAAAAGGTACCTTGTTATTTTCTGAAATTTTTTCAATAAAATCGATATCTGAATATGTATTATTTTTAAAAATACTTGCGACAACAAGAGGAGTTGTTTTTACATCTGATGAGAAAGCATCAATATCTAATTGTGTAAAATGATTTAGTCTAAATGGATGATAAAAGAACTCATTATCATTATTCCAATTTGTAAACTTAATTCCATTCTTTATAGTAGCGTCACATTCTTTTACTATTTCTGGTAGGTTTATGTCAATGCCATGCAAAAATTCTAATAGATATGGAACAGATCCTTCTCCAGCACCCAATATTCCTATTTCTTTAGACTCTACAACTGTAACATTTAAAAAATTGTATGTATGCTTGATGTATAGCGCTGTTAGCCATCCAGCACTTCCTCCACCAACAACAACTATGTCTTTTTTCATTCTTTTCTCCCCCACTGTATATAGTTCCATCCACGCTCATGTGCGTAGTAAAGAACAAAGTTAATTGTATTTGTTAATACCGTGACTTGTAGCGCCTGCACTTCTTCTCCAGTGATCCATAAAGCAGAAACAAATGTGGTTATTAGTGCAACCACCCTCCATGTTAATGACTTTATTAGTGATCTTGATTTAGAAACCATCATGGCAGAAGTTCTGGTCCTGGTCCTGTTTCAATCTTGGCACGAGTTCCATTCCAATAAATTTTGCCGTAGCAGGCTATATTCATCTTCTGATCTCCGTTTACAACACTTGACTCACCATATACATATCCTTGAATTTCAATATGGCTTGCGAGAGTCTCTTTTCCGTCAATGATTACACGCCAGTGAAGGTCGCTATCTCCAACTTTAGTGTTATATCTTACTTGTATATGATGGTTTGGTTTAAAGAACCACTTCTTAAACTTTTCTATCATATGCCCATCTCCTTGCGTTTTTGCGTGGCAGAAATAGAATGAATCTCAGCACCCAAGTCTACTTGTTCAATCTTATAACCTACATCACGACCATACACAATGTTGGTAATGTTAGGCAATCTTAGCACTAATGCGCCATCCATGAACTCATCCTTGGCTATGTATTCTTTTACCTGATGAAACTTAAGAGGATCTTTTTCGCTTGTATTGTAGGTATTACGGACTCCCAGCAAAACTTGCTCTGTTCTCTTCCCTGCCTCTTTGTAAAGTGCGTGGTGTCCTTCATGCCATGGCTGGTATCTGCCCAGCATAAGGGTTGTAGGTGCAGACCAATCATGTAGTCCAAACTTTTCAATGATATGAGATGCCTTTGCTTCGGCATTTAAGTTGTGGCTAATAAAAGATACGTCAAACTCTGTTGGTCTTTCAAACATTTTATTGGTATCTTCAAAGCGACCTTCTGCTAAAGTGTCCATGAATACAAGAACGTCTGGCTTACCAAATGCTGCACGAGTTAAGTCTGTGGGGCAAACAAAGTCAACAATGACTGGAGCAACTCCCTGCTTAGCAATAAGACGAGCCATATCACCCATACGACGAGCCTGCTCAATCCTATCCTCTGGACTAAACCCTAAGTCTGAATTAACTGTTGCACGAACTTCGTCTGCATTAAGATGAATAGCATTAATGCGTTCTTTTAGTGCCTTTGCTAGTTCTGTTTTACCAGAACCTGGAAGACCAATAATCTGAATAATCATTAATAATCTTTACCTTTTGCCTTGTTCTCAATAAGTTTTTCTCTTTCATCAAGAACTGTCAATGCAAAAGAAACCATCTTGTTGTATCCTTCTGGATTATCCATAATCTTGTTGTAGTGGTGACCACAAAACAACAGTTCTCCAGTAATGCCAGTTACCTTTACTAAGGCTTCTGCACTGCACCTATCACAGCGATCTAAAGGGGATAGTTGCCACTCTTGCTTTACTTCATCTTTAATCATTGTAAACATTATACTACCGCTTTCTGTTATCAGTGGAATAAAATCCACTACCGTTGAATACTGCTCCTATATTAGAGTATACACGAACTAAAGACTTATTGCAAGTTTCACATTGATATCCTGGATCATCTTCGGATATACCACGAAACTTTGTATATCTTACAGCACAGACCATACAGTCATACTCGTATGCTGGCATATACTTACTTCTTCTTTTTTTCTTTTACATACCAAACTGGCAGTTTGAGTTCATCTCCAGACCACTCATAGCCTAAAGCCTTTACAACAAACTTAATAATCTTAATTCTCATTACTTTACCTTCTTTCCAAACTTAGCCCAAACTCTTTCATGAAGATAGAAGAAAGTCATTTCTAATGCTAGATATGATAGCCCGTAAAGACCTACATACTCCCACTCTGCTTCTCCAGTGTAATACTTAAGTACGAAATAAATTATTCCAGAAACAAAAGTAAAGTGTACGAATGGCCAACTTATAGTTTTTAGTAATGACTTTCTTCTTGACTCCATTATAGTGCTACCTGAGCCTTTCCTGATCCAGATGACTTCTTTGCAGCAGGCTTTGCAGCCTTCTTTGCAGGTGCTGCCGTTGTTGCAGAAGCAACTACCTTGTTTAGTAGTGGATCATTTTCTTCACCAGTATAAACTGGACGACCCCAACCAACTACAGCATTAACCAACTTCTTCTTATTGTTCTTTACGTATGCACGAGTCTTTTCTACGCACATTCCTCCATTGCGCTGGTCTCCTTTTGAAGTTCCTGAAGTGTTTCCTTCAATAACTTGGATTGTTCCATCGCCGTTGTTCTTAATGCAAAGACCAACATGTGAAATACGATTTACGCCATCTTCTGGGAAATCAAAATAGATCCAGTCTCCAGGAGTTGGATCATCGTTACGAGCATCTGACCAACGCTCAGCCTTCTTAAACCAATCTGCTGCTGCTACTGTTGATGCAGTCTTTGGGAATGATTTTACTCCCGCAGTAAATGCTGACCAAGAAACGAACGACTGGCACCATGGTTGAAAGTTTACCTTGATCCATGCACCGTACTTTGTTTCGTTATCCTTTGGGCCTTCAATTGTGCCCACTTCTTTCTTTGCAACCTCAATGATTGCTTCTAGACTACCTTTTGCTGCCATGTTATTCCTCCTTGTAGGTATGACAATACAATTATATCACGCTGCCCCACCTGGCCTCGATCCAGGGACATCC